TAAAATAATCCATGAATTTTATCACATGTTAATTGAATTAAATAGTAAAAATTTAAATTCATTGTATGATAGGATTCATAATTTACATTATTATATTTATCTTTATTAATTAAATTTTAATATTGTAAAATGTTAAAGTATTGTAGTTCATTATCAAATAAAACTGTTTTACCAGATTTTGATTTTCTTGTCAAAGTAGCAAAAATGGCTAATATAGCATATTTTAATCAAGATGAAATAAATAAATTATGGGAAAATAAGGATGATATTTTTATTAATGCAATAGAAAAACCAATATATATTACAAAAAACGAAGCAAGTGCATATTTTTGGATAGAGAATATAACTGTAGATACAAATGATGATAAATGTGCTAATATTATATTTAGAGGTACAAATAGTATACAAGATGTAATAGATGATTTAGATACATGTTTAATTTCTGTAGAAAGTAAAGATGGAAAAGTAAAAGTTCACGAAGGATTTTATAGACAATTTATGTCTATAGAAACTCAAATTACTAAATTAATTCAAGATAAAAATATTAATTCAGTACATATTTTTGCTCATTCACTCGGAGCTGGAATTGGACAAATTGCAGCAGCTTTTTATGGTGAGAAGAATATTGAAGTTAGTATATATACAATAGGTTGTCCACGTACTGGAAACGATAAATTTGTTAAATGGTTTACGAAAAATGTAAAGAAAAATATGAGAATTGTTAATCAATATGATCCTGTTCCATCAATTCCTATATGGCCTACATGGGTTCATACGAATGATGGATTTGTAATTAAAAATAATAAGTTTTTAAGTTGTCCTAAAGAGAAGAGGGGAATTTTAAGATGGTTACGTCCACTAACAACTATAACTTCAAGTATAAATTATATAAATCCAGTTAAAGGACATAAATGTGTTGATTATATTGCCAATTTATCAAAATTAATAAAAAAATAATAATATTTAAATTTTATTTTTAGCAGAAATAATTTGATGAATAATATTTTCTAATTTAATATAGAAATCACAAAATTTATGCGATTTATCAGTATCAGCTTTCATATAAAATTTTCTCATTGTTTGAACTGTCATCATTATATTTTCTTTTTCTTCAAATGTCATAATATAATCTAAATCTGCTTTAAAATTTTTTAAAAGAAAGTTCTTAGCCTTATCTCTATTTACAAAACCAATAATTACCCAAGCATCATCTAAATTTACAACATATTCATTATTTTCATTATTTTTTAAATGCTCTTGAAAACATTTATTATATATGATTTTCTCTTCATTATTTAAAATTTTATTTAATAACAATGCAACGTTTTTATTTAATTCTTCAATAATTAGAAGAAGGGGTATTCTCAAATATAATATTATAGTTATTCTCTTATATAATAACTAAATAATTTTCCAAATAAATTTTTTATAAATATCACCACTCTCACTAACCTTTTTAATTGTTTTATGACATATTCTATACTGATTACATACATCTTGTATACATTCAAAAGTTTCAATTACATTATGAGTGTCAGGATCAATTCTTTGAACTTTTTTTGAACTTGTGGATGATAAAAGTGGTTTGGGCAATTCTTCATTAAATGAGTTTTTTAATTCATCAGAACAATCTTCATACATTTTCCAATAAAATCCACCAGAAAGTTTATTGTCTTTAATAGCAATTGTTAAAGTGCTAGCTGAAAGATTGATGGATTCAGCTGATGAATTAATATTTGGATAAACATTTAAAATTGTATTTTGATCTTTATTAATTTGTGCTACTAATCCTTTATTTCTAGTGACAGTTTTTTGTATTGCTTTTGTTTCAGGAATTTCTGTAGGTTGTTTATCTGAATCATCAACACAAAACCATCTGTAATTATTTTGTACAGTATTATTAGTACATGCAGATCTAATATGATAATCATGTATTTTTGAATCATTAATAGATCTAGCCGCTTCACGAAAACCAAAATATACAGCTATAGGTGTTTTAAGATCATTTAAATTATATTTATACACTCGACGATTTGAATTTGGAATTTTTTCGATATCACTATCATCAGACAATTCAATAATTTCATTTTTTAAAATTTGTTTATCATTAAAATTTTTAAGAGAATCAATTAGAGTTTGTTTTAATCCTTGATCTTCTGTTGATGAAATTAACTTTAATAATTCTACTTTTTCTAAGTTTTGAGATTCTTGTAATTTCATTTTGGTATATTCTAATTTTTGATCAAATGAAGTTTTATCATAAAAATCGATATGTTTTTTAATTATACTTGTCAAAGTATTATATGTAAAAGCATCTGAAATATTTATCAATTCTGAAGCTGGTAATCTATTAGCCTTAATATCCGGTCTATTTAGTAGATATTGTTCAAATTTATGTGGTCTATTACATTCAAATATATCAATAAGGATACAACCTTTAAAATTTTGACGATGATCAATCATTCTAACTTTGATATTATCAGTTTCACCTAATCTTATAATAAAATTGTTATCATCTTCTTGTGAAATTCTCAAGATATAGATACATGGCGTATCTTCATATGCATTAAGTAGATTTTTTTGTTTCGCTTCTTCAATATTTCTTTTATATTCAACTTGAAGAGTTTCAATAATTGTTCTATTTTTATTTTCTAGATATTTAAAGAAAATGGATTCCATCTTGGAATAGTAAAGTCTGACCTTTTTTCCCTTTTCAGTATTTGAAATCATAGTTAAACCCTTGAAAGTATTTACACTCATCAAAATAGTTTCTTTATTATGACCACCGAAGGAGTGCTCCCTCGTATCAGGGTTCAATTTTTGCACTACATAATCAGTGTCTTTTTCAAAATGTCTAAGTAAAACATCTTTAGCTTTATCTTTTTTTGAAAAACCTATCCATTCCCAAACATTATCAAGATCAACAACAAATCTAGTTGAGTCATTTCCATATATTAGATATAATTGGAAATTCATAACAAACTGTTTTTGATCTTCATTAGTAAATTCCTGTTGAAGTAAATTAGAAAGTTCTACATCCATCGTATGTATTTGATTTGAAATAATTTCGTTTGACATTATAAATAATAAAACTGATTTATCTTTAAATACTATTAAAATCAAATTACTCAAATTCACTTTTTTATTAAGGGTGGTTGAAGTTGAACTTGGTTTTAATAAATTTGGATATGTTTCACCATAAAGAAAGTAAAGCAAGATTTTTATGCGTGAAATAGAAGGTAATAATTAAATATATTAATATAAAATGACTGCAGAGATAAATAAAAGAGGTGGAGGTGGTTTAATTCAGTTAGTTGCATATGGTGCTAGCGATAATTGGCTTCATGGTAATACAGTTGATGCTCAATGTTATAATATACGTAATTCTATGATGCATTATTTTATTAATCGAGACAATGGATTCCCTTTAAAAGAAGATATAGATTGTAATACGAATCCAAAAAGAGATCATCAACCTGAATTAAGATTTGATATAGATAAAAGACCTATAGAAAAAGGAATAGGATTTTTTGCACATTATCCTGAATATTTGAAACCATCAAATGAAAGCTTAGATCCATTTAATAAAGTTCAGTTCAGGTCATTTCTACTTCCAGATAAGTTCTATACTGGTGAGTTAGATGCTTTTTGGAAAAACGAGTCGATAGTAAACGAACCCTGTCAATACTATCTAGAACAACGAGAAAATCTGTATAAGGAACAAGCAGAGAAAGTTGAGGAAGAGAAAAAGTTATATAAAGAACGTGTTGAAAAATGGAAACTGGAGCAGCAACTTTTAAGTGTTTAATCACATTCACATATTGCTTTACCACATCCAAAACATATATCACATTCACAGTCTGAATCTGATACGCCACATTTATTACATCTAATTTTAGTATAAGATATAGATTTTGTATAATAGGGATTTGTTTTGGGCATCAGTTTTTCTAAAGCGGATAATCGATCTTCTAATTCTTTAATCTGTTTTTTAAATGTATCTACTTCAAGATTTACTTGTTCCATATTTATTTGGTGTGATATTATATTTTTAAATATTTTAACTTAAAAAAATTTGAAACTATATAAAAGAATCTTAATATATTATAATTAATATCGTGTACACGATGACAACTAATAAAATTCAATCTTTACAAAAGGAGTTTTTAGAACTTATGGATATTGATTATGAAACAGCTAATAAAAAATTCAAATTAGATGAAATAGATAAATTAACATTTGACCATGAAGATAAATATTATAAAAGTTTGATTTATAATAAATATACAGATGATACATTAGATGAAATAGAACCTGTTTTAGAGTTTTGTGAATCATCTAAACAACATGATTTATGGAATTATTTTCGTGTTTTTACAAGTTCAATTAGAACATTTAAGAACATAGGTAGAAATATACGTGTACTTGTAAAAGACAAAACAACAAATAAATACTTTGGTATATTTTCATTAGCATCTGATTTGAGAAATTACGGTGCAAGGGATTCATTTATTGGGTGGAATGTAAAAGATAATATGAATAAATTAAAATATATTGTTAATATTAATTGTTGTGTAGGATTGCAACCAGTCTCATATAATTATAATATTGGAAAATTATTAGTATCATTATGTTATTCAAAAGAAGTTCAGGAATATTATAAACAAAAATATGGACATTATTTTGCTTGTGTTACTACATTTTCTATAAATGGAAAATCAATTCAATACGATAGAATGAAACCATATTTAGAATATGTCGGTGAAACTAAAGGTTATGGAACACTAAATATTCCTGACAAACTTTATGATAAAGCTATGGATTTATTAAAACATCTTAAAGATTTCAATGCTATTAAAAGTGAAAGTAGATTTTTTAAAATAAGAAAAGTGTTAGAGCATCTAAATATTCCTTTAGATGTTTTGAAACATGGTCAAAAACGAGGAGTTTATATTGGATTTACAAGTAATACATCTCAAGATTTTTTGCTAGGAAAACATAATGATTTTAATACAAATGCTAAATCATTAGATGAAATATATGATTGGTGGAAAAATCGATGGGGTAAAATGAGATATAATCATCTTAAAAAAGAAGGAAAACTAAAATTTAAAATTGAACTGATAAATCCTAGAAAACTCTATAATATTGAAAAAACAAATAAGTCTGTTGAAAAAAAAAGGAAGAATTAGGTGTTGATGAATATAATAAAAATAAATCTGAATACATGAAGGAATATAGAGAATCTAAAAAATATGTAGAGATTGATGTATCTCAAATTGATTTAATTAATAAAGAATTAGATCCAGCTTATATTGCTGGATTTATTGATGGTGATTGTTCGATAATAATAAAAAAAATTAAAGATGCTTTAATAGTCTCGATAGAAATATCACAATGTAACCCAATTACATTATTGTATTTACAAGAAAAATATGGTGGAACTCTTCATGAGAAAAAGGAAGAAAGTAATAAAAGAAATCAATTTAAATGGAATTTAAATGGCAAATTTACAGAAAGATTTTTAAATGATATAAAAGATTATGTTATTATTGAAAGTAAAAAGGTAGAATTAGCTCTTGAATTTATTAAGGAATTCAAAGAAGATAATCAAAATAGAATGATTGAGATATATGCAATAATTAATGATGAAAGTAAAAAGGGACATATAAACAAACCTTATGAAAGAATTTCATATGGTTATATAGCTGGTTTATTAGAAGCTGAAGGATGTTTAGGAATAAATTATCATAAAAGTAGAAAATATAATTTTAAACTTTCTATTACTCAAAAAGAAGACGAATTATTACTTTATAAAATAAAGAATTTTATTGATATGGGAAATGTAGAAAAAGGAAGACTCGTAATTTATGATACAAAAGATGCAAGTAAATTTTTGAATATAATTAAAGAATTTATTATAGAAAAGGATTTACAATTACAATATACATTAAAAATAATAAATGACGAATACGAAGATATTAATGAGTTACATAAATTTATGGATATTGTAATAAATGACAAACATAATTTAATAAAACTTAAAAATGATAATGAATTAAATAAAAATGGAAAAATAAAAATGAAAAAACAGTCTGATAATGTTATTTCTGATAAAAAATTACAAAGATATTTAGAAAATAATAAGAAAAAGAGTGAAAATATGAAGGGTGAAAACAATCCAAATTTTGGTGTCGAACGTTCGAGAGAGCATAGTCTTAAAATTGCATTGGGTGCATCTTTAGCTAAAGCTGAAAAGAGACTTATTAATGATGATCAAATAGATGAAATACTAAAATTATATGAAGATAAAAACACAATGAAAAGTATTGCTGAAAAATTTAATGTAAATCGCACACTAATTAGTGATGTGATACACAAAAAATACTTGAAAATATCTGAAATGACGATTGAAAATATGGAATTAAAGAAGCAAAAAAAAGAATATAATAAAGATTTCACAAAAAATGAATTGGTGTCAAAAAATAAGCGAAAAATTAGCATTGAAACTATTATTAAAATTATTAAATATAGAATAAATAATCCAAAAAAACCAATGACTCATATATCTAAAGATTCAGAAGAATTATTTGGTGAAATTGCTACAATTGATCAAATTAAGGGTTATTGTTCAGGACGAGTAAAATTATTCGAAAAAGACTTTATAAATCAAGATATGACATTGGAAGAGTATGAAAATTTCATTAAAGAGAAAAAATAAATATTTTTTGTAATTTATGTAAACTCTGGTAAATTACGTTTTTACCAGTTGTAAAAAAATTATATAACTAAATTATTATTTTTATTACTTATATTAAAAGTATAAAATAGAAAAGTGTATATGAAGAAAACTAATTTGAATAAGCTAAGCCTCCCATGCCGCTCATGATACGAAGGACGTTGTAGTTGACGGCATACACGCGAATCTTGACAGTAGCACCGCCTGCAACTGAAGCAGCAGTGAGGTTAAGGGCAAGAGTTGCGTTATCAATACGAGAGAAATTGCAAGTTCCGGAAGGTTGATGTTCTTCGGGTTTGAGGCCGAAGGAGTATACGTTGATACCTTGGCTGGGGACGTTTTCGTGATGTTGATAAGGTTGTACAAGGTTGAAGTATTTGCCGTCACGTTCGGAGAAACGATCATGGCCATTGAGTTGGAGTTTGCAGAGGGAGACGGGGTTGGTTCCGTTTTCGAATGAAACGGGGATGAAGACATTGTTGGCACCACCAGCGGCAACACCGGGCATGGAGCCAACTTGATGATCACCTTGAATACCAATGAGAGATACATTGGAACTGGTCCAATCACCTGAGGGGGTGTAGGTGCTATCAGCGGCATCAGTGTAATTGAACCATTGTTTACCGAGAGCATGGGTGGCAGCAGCAACTGCACCAGATTGATCGGTAATGTTGGAGTCTTTTTGTACAACCCAAATGAGCTCCTTGCAAGGATGGTTAAAGTTGAGTTTGATCTTGTTGGAGGTGGTAGAAGTTGATTCTTCACCAGTATATTGGAGTTGTTCGATGAGGTATTCGTGGGAAACTTGTGCGAATCTGCGGCGTTCGTCAGTATCTAGGTAGATGTAATCTACAAAGAGAGAGCATGAGGCTAGAGAGCCAACAGAGACGGCACCAAGATTGGTGGTCCAGTTAGCACCACCATCAACGGAGGTACCTGCCCAGTAGGCATCAGAAACGGGGCGGAGTTCAAGGTTAATCTTGACTTCGTGGTATTGTACGTTTATACCCTTCCTTTCGGAATATTTATTAGGGGACTAGACTATATCTTAAGCCATCATTAGCGATTGATTATCACTTCAGACCCAAAACCATTTAGTCGTTGAACCTTCCTCTTGTCCTATCATAGCGGAGTTAGAGGCTTGGCTGCGGATTGTCCATTTCTTAACATTTTTACCATTGGGTTCGGCTATTAACCGAGTTCCTTTATAAGATTTCTCATATAAAGTGGTAGTTAAGACTTTAGGAGTTTCCCGCAATTTGGCTTTGTTGCAGCATATTTTTAACAACATGCTACTAGCATCTTGGGTTGATCTAAAAAAAGATCTTGAGACCCGAACAAATTTTTCCCACAGCAGAGCTCAATTGCTTTGGGTTGGATGCTTTTCTGCCCTACTTGTTTTAAGGCAATAAGTGGTAGTGCAAGACCAGGGTTGCGAGCGAACCAGAATTCTAGGGGAACATATAGAACTTGGCCACCAACACTGGCAGTGGATGCAGTTTGGTTGAATAGGGGAGTAACTAGTTGGGGAATGTTACCAACCATGTTAGCATAACCAAGTTGATGGCCAGCAGATTGGGTTAGTTCATTCCAGATGTGGAGCCAGTCACCGTAATGTTTGTCAATGCGTTGGCCTCCGATTTCGAGTTCAACATTGCGAATTAGAATGTGACCAACCCAGTTTAACCAACGGAAACCAGTAATGGTTGATCCGTTTTGAGCGGGGACTGATACTGAAGGGAGTTCGACACGTAGGTAAGTACGATGGATTAGATCACCGTTACGTGAGATGGTGCATGTTACTTTCTTTCCCCAGTCGGCTTGACCATTGACATATTCGGGGAAGACCAATTAAAATATTTTGAAGGTAATGCCAAATAACAAAATTGGTGTCAAAATATTTTATTTGGTGACTATATTTTTCAAATATAGATTAGACTATATCTTAAGTGAGAGAAACTTAGATTCCTCACACCCACTACCATTTAGTCGTTGAACCCTTTCCTTGTCTTGTAATTCATTCAAACTATTAAGATAATCCAATGCCCTTTTATAAGCACTTGGTAAATCTTTTTTACAACAAAATTTTTTTGCAACAGGATTTGCCGGATGCATGTAAACTCTATATCCTTCAAGAGTTCCTCTATTTCTATATTCACATAAATACATCGGTAAATCCTTATTAACTTTATTATTAAATCCATTCATTCGAATTCGTTCTCTTAATTTTTCGTCAGTCAAATATAGATTCTTTTGAGTCTCGCTCATTTTTTGTTTACTTGCTTCACTATATTGAGTTGTACGACCACCTTTGGTTAGATTATAACCATTGGGTTCCATAGTATTATATGTATCAATAAATTTAACTTCATATTCATCAAGAAAATCATTATTAATCTCGATTAATATTTCATGTTTAAAATTATCAAAACCATATTTTCTTATAGCAGCATTTAAGTAAACACAACCATGATTATCGTCTAATTTAGCTCGATTTTTATGTTGTTTAAAGCGTTCTTCAATAGATCTAACTGTTTGACCAATATAACTTTTTCCACTAGGTGATGTAAGTTTATAAATGAATCCCATGCATAAATTAATTTTTGTTGTAATTTAGTTTCAATTTTTTACAAGATTTAGGAATTAGCTGCTGATTGCCCAATCCTTTGAATTTTCACCGTACCCAAGTTTTTCTCTTGGCCCTTGTAATGTTTCCATATACAAGTTGGTATCAAAGGCTATAAGGGGGTTCCAGCAATTTGATAGTGTTGCAGTGACAAACTACGTTTTCCACACCTTTTCTTTTAATTTGGTAATATTAAATTTGATAGGAGAAAAGATATAGACAATATAATTTTGTCACTACTAGCAGCAATATGATAAACATAGTTAGTTTATCCTGGAATACCTACACATTTTCCACAAAATATCCAGATATTTGTGGGTGGCTACTTTTGAGTCCTCAGCGGGCAGCGAAGACTTGTTCAATAGATTCCATTGAGAAGTTGGTGTGACGTCTATAAATGCGGCTTGTTCCCTTACTTTTATAAGGGGCCGGACTATAACTTAAGCTATCATAGGTAATTGGTTAGATTACCTCAAGCCCATCGACATTTAGCCTCTGAACAGGGTCCATGGGTCTTACCATAACGACCTTTAGGATTTGGCTGCGGATTGCCCATTTCAAATCATTAATAAAATGATTTTCATGCGAACGATTTTTACCATACCGGAGTTTGTTATTCTCCGCCAGTTAGTTTTTTCAAACTAACTTTGGTACGTTTTGTAAGTTTATAAAATTTTCTACAATTTTATTATGTTTATTGATCAACTCTTCATCATATTTGTCTTTTTTCTGAATATTTTCAATTGCATATAATGGTCTAATATTCTTCCAATTAAAACATTTCAAAGCTTCATCTTGGTTTGATAAATCATATGAAGCACATGGTTTCACGTGATCAAAATGCCAATATGGTCCATGATTTTCCCATTTCATATCAGTATTAAATTGAAATTCAATCCATTTTTTAAAATAATCTATAGTACATCCAAGATAATGTACTGTAATATTATCTTTTTGTAAAATGGTTGATCTTAATCTTGTACTTAATAATGTTTTAATTTTAAAATGAACATCATTTTTATATTTGCTTTTGATATATTCATTTATATACGTTTTCATTTTATCTTTGTTCTTCTCATCCCAGATTTTTTGCTGTTTTTTGATGCTAACTTTATTATTTTGAAAATATAATCTTCTTGTTTCTAAAGCCTGCTCTTTGTTTTCATTATACCAAACATTAGATCTATTGATTATTTTTTCGCTATTATTGATATAATATATCTTATTATTTTCATTTATCTTGGCTTTATTATTTTTTCTATAATTTGCATCAATGACTTTTTTACAAGTTTTACATCTAGGATTTAAACCATCTGAACGTGATTTATCTTTATTATAACATGATTCAGGTTGTTCAATTTTACATATTATACAAATCTACATTTTTTAATTTTTGTAGAAATTATTTTTATAACATTCAATTTTTTCTTACAATTTTTTCGCTTTTAGGGGGTTCCCGCAATTTGACGATGTCGCATCTTGATAATTATATCAAAGATACTAGCAGTTATCTTTAATAACTACTAAGGCCAGTTCTTAACCTTGAAAAATGTAATTTGAGGATTACCTGTAAGGTAGATATCCTGTGCGCCATAAGCTACGAGTTGCATAAGCAGGTTGTTCCGTGAATTTACCATATTCACGGCCTGGACTGTATCTTAATGGCAGCAAACTTAGTTTGCTGCCACCATACCCGTTCAGTCTCTGAAACGGTATCATGTTCTACATTCAATAGTTCTGAATTATAGAATTTAGATACTCGCCTGCGGATCGCCCGTAAATTTATAACTTTTTTACCATTGGGAAGTGGAATTACCACTGTTCCTTCAAAAGATTTCTCTAAATGAAGTGGTAGTTATAAACACGTATAGGGTGGGTTTCCCGCATCAAGGTATGTCGCAGTGGCAAACTACGTTTTCCACACCTTTCCTTTAGGTGGAGAATATTTAATTTGCCACTACTAGCAAGGGATTTGATCCCCTCACTTAGGCCTGGAAGAATTATTGACCTCCTCCCATTTCTTTTTATACTATATATAAAGAAA